GCATGTAAGGACTACTTTTGTATACGCCCAAATAGGAACAGGTGGGGATAGCACCAACCCGAATGCTACTGATTTAGACTCCCCCCTTGAACCCTCAGCAGGAAATAGAGAAAATATTGGTAGTGGGACGGCAAGCGGTGAAACTTCCGTTGATTGGAAGTTCACTATTTTGGGGTCAAATTATGTCGGACACACAATTAAAGAAGTGGGTATTTTTGATGCTAATACTGCTGGTAATATGCTCTTAAGAGTTAGTTATGATGGTATCGGGCCACTAACCGCAACAGACGAAATAGAATTCATTATTACAGTAGAGGTGGACTAAAATGGTAAATTATACAAATAGAGATTATATTACATCGTTAAGTGCTACAGACACAACCGATGGATTGAAGGACGGAACGGATAAAATACACGCAACTATTCTGAGGTATTTAGATTTAGCCGCTAGAGGAAACTATGTCCTTTCATATGACGGTGCTAATTTTCAGCAAACTGCTGGAAGTAGTAGAACACAATTTGGGTTTAGTGGAAATATTTCTTGGATTAGAGATGGACAACATTTTTCTGCTTCATTAGCGGCTAGAGAACTTGGTGCGGACCCCGATGCCACACACACTAGATATGATTTGTTCGTTATTACTGCTTCAAATGTTTCTGCAATTAGACAAGGAACGGCTGATGCTACCCCAAGAGGTCCGGATAATTTAACTGATGGTGATATTCCAGTAGCATTAATAGAAGTAGCGGGGGGTTCGGGAGACAATATCACGACACGAAAGGTTCAACTTTTTGGTTATAATAAAAAAGAAAATCAATTGAGCATTGGGGATGAAAATAGTGGGGTATATAGAGAAGTGGGGACAATTTCTCCGGTAAGTGGGGATATTGCTATTACAGCAACGGTTACAAACGGTAATGTAGACCTTAACCCCAATGGAACAGGTGATGTTAAACTAGGAACACTAGTAATTGACGGCGACCAAACGGTAGGTTCGGGACAGGATGGTTATGTTCTAACTTATACACACGGCTCAACGCAAAAGGCGGCATTAGCGGCTTTACCTTCTAGTTATTCGGATAGCGATGCAGTTTCAGCAATTGAAACAGAAGCAGGATTGAATTTTTCTACTTCTTCTTCCGATGCTATTATTGCAAATACCACACAAGACAAAGACATTATTTTTCAAGTTAATGACGGTGGCGGTGGCGGAGCAAGCACAGAAGTTATGCGTATTGATGGAGATGTTTCTAGGGTCGGAATTGGAACTGCTACTCCTGCTGAAAAATTATCTGTATCGGGTAATATTCGTTCAAGTGGAGATGTAATCGTTGGGGGAGATTTAGACCATAATGGTTCTAATGTTGGATTTTATGGAACTGCCGCCGCAAGTCGTCAATCTGTTGGAAATTTAGCATCTTCGGGTCTTGGAACAATCCCAAGCGCAGACCCAACCATTCAGCCGGGACTTGAGCCGGGAACTCATGCATACATAGGTTCTTTAGAATCGGAAATAAGTGGGTTAAGAACTAAGTTAGACGCATTAATTGATGCTTTACAACTAATTGGATTAATCACCTGATAACATTTAAATAGTCATTTAAAGACTCAATAAATAGGTAGCACCATGTCGGCAAGCGATATTGATGAAGTCCTCTCAAGGGACACCGAGGGAAAACTTAATTGGCTTGTTGGCGAGGTTACAGAAATTAAACAGGATGTTTCCGTGATTAAAAATAACCACTTAACGCATATTGAATCCGATATGAATTTAATTAAAAGGGTTTTGGGCGGAGTAGTAGTATTTTTAATTGCTGCATTTACAGGAATACAGGTGATGTAAAATGGCTAAACAGGGAGATAAAGACAGCGTTAATGACAGAATGATTAAGTGGACCGCCTTACCAGCAGTTTATTTGTGGTTGGCGGCTTCGGGTGCAGTAGTCGCTATGGGTATCGCCAAGCCCGATGTTGTTCTTGAAAACATTGAAGGGTTTATTGCTCTTATCGCAATTATTGGTGGAACTGCTGGACCAGCATTCTCAACTATGCTTGAATTGTGGAAACAGGAGCAACAAACTGAAACCGAACTTCACCCATCTATTATTGAGTCGCAAACTCGTGTCATGGAACAAAGAGCCGCTCTTGAAAGAGAAATGGCTCTCAATGCTCAAAAGCACAAGCATATGATGGATGCTGAGGAACGCCGAGCCAAAATTGAACTTGTAAAAGACGGCAAGGCGGTTTTTAAGAAAAAGGACAATTAATTTTTTAAAATTAGTGTGCTAAGGTTTATTTTTAGCGGTTTCAAGAGTCATGGAGGCGTGAAAAAAGGGCCGAGGCCCTCCGAAGAGGAACCCCGACCCAATTAACTCACCACTCAATATCAACCTTGATGAAGGAATTTTCATCCTCGTTGTAATACTCAATTTGCTTACTGAACTTTCCTTTCTTCCACACATCGTATGAAATTTGGGAGTCCAAAACACAATACTTCACTACATCTTCGTAGCGGCCTTCTGCCCACCATTTAACCGCAGTTAAACCATCTGCGGATTTTTGCGTTCCCAAGTTGCACTTTGCTAGATTATCTAGCGAAACATGAAACCCATTTGAATACTTATTCATTATTCGGCTGGTATCAATGCATCTGCTTTCCTTGTTGTCAAGGAACTTCTTTGCGATAAAAATATCCATTGAATCTCGCAGGGCTGGTAGGTCAAAACTAATAATGTTGTGTCCTAGTAGAACCCCGCCTTCATCAAAGTGCTGGTCCAAATCATACTTTAAACTTCTAAGGGACTTAACTAATACCCCGTCAAGTTGCATCGGCTTATCAACATAAGCCCTTGCTTCTTCTCCATCCCATGTTGTAACGCAGGTAATATCCCACATGTGGGTATTTCTCCAACCGCCAATATCTGCCGCACTATTTCCTGTTTCTATGTCAATTGCCATTACTTTACTCATTTTTATACACCTCTATGTCTTTTATCTCTTCTAAAGAATACCCACTTTCTACTAAATTAGCAAGACTATTTAAATGTTCCTCGCTTATAAAGTTCATTAGAATATCCACTACATCTCCCTTGACTATCCATTCCTTTTCAAAATACTGGCGAAGCAGTATAATTTTGTTCTTATTCATTTTTAGTCCTCCGAATATACACCTTGCGGTTGAATGTCCTCTCCTCAAACAAGTGGTCCGTGCTGTTCCATAGTCTATAAAAGGTCGCTCTAGCCTTTTTGGTTGTGTCCATGTAAGACTTGATTAGAAGGGTCTTTTGCACCCAGCCCTCTTTGCTTAGAGTTGTGGTGGACTTTTCTAAACAGGCATCGTAAATACCTGTGATTTGTCCCTCAATCGCATTAGATTTCATCGTTCCCTTTTGATTCTTTAATCTCCCGCTAAACCAAGTGGTGATAGAATCGTAGGATTTTGTAGAAAGCAACATACCCTGTTCTACATGTCTAGCCATCACAACAGGAGACTTTTCAGCAATAGCACAAAGCGTTGAAGCGATTGTAATATTGTTGATTAGATTCATCCTAAACGAATCTAGTGCTTCTTTCATCACGCCTTGAAAACCTCCGGTGTATACCCGCATTCTTTTCACTTCAATTTTAATGCGATTCCAAGCATCCTTTGAAAGAGGACAAACATCAACCTTTTTACGGTCTACTGCCTTTAATCGCTCTTGAACCCAAACATAAATACCGAAGAGTCGCTGGGCCATTTCCTCAATTTGTTCTTCTCTCCCTTCATCGTCGTAGTCTCCGTAAAGTCTTTCTAAATACATGTCCTCCATAACATCTTTGAGAGAATCGGGAATGTCCCTAATGTAAAGCCACATTCTTTGGAAAACACCCTTCGTGAGAATAACCATTTCAATACCCTGCGGGGGTAAGGTTGTAGCCCACAATGAACGCTGACAATCAACCACTAGGTCTTCCGAGTAGTCGGTTAGTCTCTTCTTGATTAGGTGGGTGTCAGATTCTAACTTATTCATAAATTTTTGAAACATCATAACGGTGTCCTGTTTATGCTTATGTTCTTTGAAAATACCCGAATGCTCAAATTCATCAAAGGCAATAACACCCGAACCATGAAGTGCGCCATATAGGGGTATGTCAATTTCTTGGGGAATTGGTCTTCCGTCCTCGTCAATATTTTCGCCACCCTGTTCATAGGCAGGGTTGGGTTGTCCCGTTCTAATTTTACCTATCAACGCTTGGTCTGTAAATGCGTCGGGGTTTCTAATATCAAACCTCCTTTCGTCTTCTCTAGGTCCTTGTCGTCGGTCCCAAATCCGTTCATACTGTTCTGTAACTGGGAAATTGTTAACCAACTCAAAGGTCTTTTCCCAAGTAGGGGAAAGAAAATCCCACATAGTAGTCTTGCCGCTTCTAGCCGTTTGAATCCAACAAAAGTGAATCCGAGGGTCTAGTGGTGCGCCAGCCGCTCTAATCCTAACATCATTTTTCAAAATCTGTCCTAGAATAACAAAAAACGACATTTGAGCCGGGTAATCATTAAACATTGAATACTGTTTAACTTCTTCTGCCCAATCTAGAACAATTTTAGGGAGGGAAACTACCTCCCTAAGTTCAATTCCCTCTCTAGCCTCCTTTGTTAGTTCATTGATAGCGTCATAATACGCCCATTCATCTAATACTTCTATATCTGTCAATACGATACCTCCTTTTCTTCATTCAACGCCTTTAAAATGTTATTTGCGGTTATTTTTCCTATTTTTTCTATGTTTGTAAGTGATTTTTCATCACTTGATGCTATTTTCGCTATCGTTCCGTAGTTTTCAAGCAATAATTTAGCCTTTTCCTTTGTAATCCCCTTAATTTGAGTTAAAATATCAATTCTAACATCATCTGTTCTCTTTTTCTTGGGTAGCATTTTACTTAAGTCCACTTCTTTGTCCTTATTAAAGAAACAAGCAACAATAAACTCCGCCGCATCCTTTGTGTTGGGAATCCACACAACTTTTGTGTTAGTGTTTAGTGTTATTGCAGACATAGCACCTACCATTCTTCTTTTCATCCTATCAATGACTCTTTTTTCTGTAAAGGTGAGGTGTTTTGCTAATTCCGAAGCCTTACCATGAATCAAAACAATGGTTTTCTCGTAGTGGTCTTCCATGTTGCTAATTTGGTTGAACATTCTATTTTCCTTCACGGAGTAGTAGAAGTCATTCACGGACTTTGCCTCAATGCAAATGTCATTACCGACATAATCGCCAACCTCAATAAACATTCTTTCTATGGGGACTCTAGCCATTCCAGCAAAATACTCCACATTAGAACACAGAATAGAACTTTCCCTGCTATCAATTATCATCTCCATACCTCCAACACTTTCCCACACACATACCTTTGTCAATTAGGGTTGAACACGAAGCCGACATAAATCGCTTATTCACAGCGTATGTCACAAACTTTCTAGTAATGGTTGGGTTGTAGTCAATCCAAACATCATCGTCGCTAGCAATCTGTTCAATCTCAGCGCAGATAATATTTGTAATATCGTTCAAGACTTCTCCTTGTAAGTCTCTAGGGTTGCCTTCTATGCCTCGTTCAATCAAAACCATATCGGAAAGAATCTCATTATACCATTGGATAAGAAGGTATCTAGCCTCATGTAGTGGGTTTTGCACCAAGTTAGCCGAAGCCAAACAGGGCAAAATAGGTAAGGTGGCGGGAGACTCAACACTTTGAATTTCAATTCCAGCCGCCTCAATCTCTTTCACTTCGGGCCAAACCAACAAATTCTCTCCGTAGTATTCGTTCCCTTCCTTTCTTGGGTTTTTGCTCAAATCAAGAATATACTTCAAGTCGTGCTTTAAATCCGATTGCATCAAAGGAATAGAGAATCTCTTTGCCCCCAAGTGATAAGTGTTTTGCACCCTGCGTAAGCGGGTGGTGTTAATAACTCGGTGGTCCAATAAAGGGGACTTTTGAATTACATCGTGACAGATATTAAAAAATGCCTTGACTCTTCTCAAGTCCGAGGTTCTATTCCCATAAACGAAAATGTAAAATCCTCGCCCACTAAAAGCCATTCGGTGTTTCAAGTTCCGACCCATCAAAAAGGAATGCAAAGACTTTAGATTTTCATACGCCTCTTCTAAGGAGTCGTTGCCGTGTGCATCAATGTCCAAAAATATTCTATCAATCATTACTGAGTGTTCTAATCCCCTGTTGGTGGAAAACTCCCCATAATCATAGACCGAGGTATAGACATTCATTTTGCCGTTGTATCTATTCACGAACTCTAAAAACTCTTCTTCATCAAATACGAGTTCCCTTCTCGGTTGAACCGCATTCATAAATGGGCTTCCTGCCCACATTTCTCTCGGAAAATACATTTTTTCACCTCATACTTGCTTAGTGTCCTTTTTAATCTGCTCTCGCAGTTCCTCCTTTGAAGGGAGGGCCTTTACCTTTTCTTTCTTCTTTTTCTCCGGTAGGACTACCGGCTTAATGTTCATTTCAATTTTGGCTGAATCTAAATCGCCCACAATTAGTTCCGTTAAGTGTTCAATGTGGAAGTTGAAGAAAGCGTCTTCAATTTCTTTTTTAAGTTCGTCACTTACAAAATTAACCATAATGTCAAAGGTATAGCCTTCTCTTTGAATTATACCTTCTAGTGTTTTTTCTATGTTATAAATATCCTTAACAGTCCACCCAAACATAAGCACCCTTGCAATTAATTCGTTCTTTACTTTTTCAATAATTTCTCTACCAGTCATAACTTATTCCTCCTTCTCCTTTTTCACACACCGAATAAAGACCACACTTTCTACACTTCTTATAAAAGTCGTCAAATGGGAACTCCCTAATCATGTAGGAGTCCACTAATTTTTGCATAGCGTTTTGAACTGATTGCTCGGTGCGAGCCTTAACAGGTTCAAGGAAAATGTAATTGCTAGCGGGGAAGAACCAACCCCAATATCCAAACTCCATAGAGGGGTCAAGACCTGCGGCGATTTTATCCTCATCACTAGCATTGTCATACAACAGTTTGTAGAAAGCCATTTCCTTTCTCATGTGGGTGGCCTTGCTATCCTTCCAAACACCAGTCTTCAATTCAAGGGGAACATAGGTTCCCTCATGGATGAACAGACGGTCAATAATACCTTGAAGGTGAATCACAAGACCGTTCAATTCAAACTTAGCGTTTAGTCTAATTTCGTTTCCAACTGGCTTAAAGAACTCAACCGTTCCGTCCTTGACACAATCAATAAACCTTTCAGCCGACCAAGAAGCCATTCCCTTATAAAGAGAAAGCGTAGTCTCATCATCGGTTTCGGGGTATAGAGCCATAAACGATTTAACCAATTTATTGGGGTCGTCAATATGATTCATCATTTCTTCGGTATCAACGGCCTTCCAAAATTCTTCCTGTGCGTCGTGAACTACTGTTCCACGAATCATGGCTTCTGTTGCAGGGCCATTAATTTTACCTTCTCCGAAGGGGTCATACGACATAACATATGAGGCCCGACAAAAGCCAAAAGAACCAAGTGATGATTTGGTCATTTTTAGCATCGGGCTATTCTCGTCGTCGGGGTTCCATTGGTATGTGAACCCATTTTCTAAATCCTTTTCTGTCCATTCTTTTACATATTCATTCATGCTGATTGCTCCTTTAATATATCAATAAGGCTAGATGCCTCCTGTCTAGTGATGCCTTCAAATATTTTTGATTCACCACCAAGTTTTCGTATGTATTCTAGTTGTCTGTCGGTGGGCGGACCATCAACATTCTTAACTGATTTTGTCGGTGATTCCATTACCTTCCTACGAAGGGAGGCAGTAGTCTCATCGTGACACGGCTTACACACTTCCACCACATTACTTCTAGCATAGATGAGATACTCTTTTCCAAGTTCTCTACATCTATGTTGTGAAATAATGTGATGCCATTCCGTCTTTTCGTCTTCACACCCACAAATAGTGCAGGTGTTTTCTTTTACCCAAAACTGTTTTTCCTTCTTGTAAATTACTAGGAGTTCCTGTTCTAGGGCTTCTATCTCTTCTTTTTTGTTATTTATTCTTTCATGTAAGTTTTTCATACTTTTAATGTATGTTCCTTTTTTCTTTCCCATTTTACCACCAGTCCTCCAAACTCTTTTGATTAATGTCCTTTTTGTAAAGGGACAGAGGCCAGCCCATGCTTTCAAACACTAGAGCCGACTTCTTGATAATTTCAGCCTCAGCGATAAATTCCCAATCCGGTTTGTAAGTATCGCTTAGGTTCATTTCGTTCACACTTCTAAACGCCAAGTATTCTGCTGATTTAGACTCTCCTTTCCAAATGTAGCATTTTTCATTCAAGTCTTGGTTATTCATTTTGTAGTAATAGTATGAATCACCTTTAGCAATTCTGCCTCCCAACCCTTGCTGATTGTAATACAAAATTCCTGCGGTTCCTCCCGCCACCATTTTGTAATCATCAAGAGGTTTTCGTAGGCGGCTTCTCTTCACTAGTCTACTAATGTTCACCTTCCCTTGCACAATATTGCTATACCACTCGTTGCAGTAGGCCACTATTTCGTTCTTACCTTCAAACAGAGAGACTTTCCTTAAAAGGTTTTCTTGAAACTCTTTCGCTACCGGAGTCTCATTACTCTTCTTCATTTCAAAGCCCATCACGAAAAATTTATCCTCGTCTAAATAGGCCCCGTCTTTCCACGAAAGCCAACCACAATAGCGGTTCTTTTTCTTTGACAGGAAAAACTTAGACGCAAACTTCTCAAATTCTAACTCAACAGGCTCACGGAAAACCTCCTTTGAAATATAATCGTTCAATTTCTCACGCAATTCTAACGCATCATCAACATCTGCGACTTTGATGAAAACAGAATCCGTGTGTCCATAGATAACCTCGTAGCCCAGTCCTTGAGCATAGAAAGCCGTCATTCTCATAGCCCTACGAGCAGAAGCCGTGATTGATTTAGCCATGTCCATGTCTCCCCAACCGTAGCCGTCCTTTGCTAGAATACCGTAAAATGCGTTGACAACCCGCTTAGTAGCCATCTGTGCTGAATCCCACTTTTGATACTCTTCATCGGTGGTTGCTTGAGAGCGTAGTTTTTTGTAAGAATCTCGCATCTCCATTAACTCCTTTACCGCTTGAGGCAACACACCTTCACCCTCGTTGCTGAAATAGATGTTAGGTTTGCCGTCATAGGGCTTCAAGTTCTTGGGGGTTTCCCACCAAACAGGATAACCACTAGAGGTCTTAGTCTCCCAAGAGATATTCATTGAAGCCATCATTGAGGGGTATAGAGATTTGAAGTCAAAAATAGCCACATTCTCATGTTGTCCGTAGGTCTTTTCCTCATCGGGGTCCATAACGAAAGCGGCTTCAAATTTCTCCTTTGAACCTTTCAGTCCAGTAGGGGGAATCCAATCAGCCTTCTTCATAAAATACACACCAGCCATCTGCGAATTGTGATAAGTGTTTTCAAACGGACAACCAATCAACCGTTGTAGGGCTAATTGATTTTCGCTGACATTGAGTTTTTCATCAATATCCACACACAATTTTACATCTATTCGTGCGTATTCCAAGTAAGTGTCCGTGTCTTCAAGCCAAGCCCTTTCGTAAAACTCGTTGTCTTGAAACTTTGAAGAAACAACCTTACCGTCATTTTCAAGAACTAACTTAGAACAGTCGTCTAACTTTAGCGAAGGTAGAGTTCCCATTTGTGAATCAGTCCACAAACGCTCAAATCTATCCATTAGGCAAAAAGTCAACCGACCCTTAATTGGTTGACCGCTATTGTGATAATTTTCAACCTTGAGATTCCAACCAACAGGTTCTCCACCAGCATAACGCCTTGAAACATTTTTGATTTCTCCATAGGGGGACATCAGCGTTGGGTTAATATTCAATTCACACATACGAGAGATAACCTTCGGTATATCAAAACCAAGCAAATACCAACCGATAATCATGTCGGGGTCTTGCTCCTGCATTAAGCGAATAAACGCATAAAGCATATCAGTTTCATTTTTATACACTTCAAGCCATTCCTGTTCTTTGTGAATAACTGTTTCAGCAAACCAAGTCATTACAGTAGCCTTTTGTGTGTAGTTATCGTAAATACTCAGCACCGTAATTTTGCCGTCATGTTCTCCGCCCACTTGGGTTTCAATATCAAAATACCACTTACGGAGATTGTATTCGGGAATCTCGTAGCCCGAATCAATACACCAAAGCCTAGCCGCATCCACATCACCTTGATAGGTTCTCTCGGTTTTGTGGATTTCTTGCATGATATTGTATCTGTCGTATGGGTTCTCATAGTAATACTTTACAAGTGGAGTGCCTTCTAAGTTTCTTCGTTTGGTGTCCTCCCTCACAAAGGAAATACGCCTACCCTTCACAATAATACTACTGCCGATTTTAGTATTAATCGGCAGATAAAAGTAAGGGCGACACTCAAAGGTTTCTTCCACACGCTCGTTATTATCATCACGGAACCTTAACTTAATCCTGTGCTGGTTCTCCTGTTGAATCGTGTTTATCATCATTTTTATCACTCAGTATTTCAATCTCAATGTCGTTTTCTCGCAGTTCATACTGCATTTGGTTTTGTATGTAATGAACTAAATGTTGTTTTAGTTCCTTAGCGGAGGTGCTTCGCCAATACCACCCGCCCCTCACTAGGAGGTTTAGTTTAAATTTGGGACCTTCACTCATTCAAATCCCTCATCATTTGTGCAAAGTCTCTTCCGTATTTCATCGTGAGTTCAATATCCTTAAACTCCTCCATGAGGCGTTGAACATATACGGCGGCATCCATCAATTCTTCTTGAAGGTGGGTAAGCCATTCGTGAACCGAAAGGTCCTCCCGTTCCATCGTTGTTCCGTATTTCTTTTTGCCGACTTCTGCTCGTTGTTGAATTTTCTTGCACACTTCGTCTTCGTGTTTGCTCATTCCTCTCTCTCCTTTTTGTATTCATACGCCCATGTAATTTGATTTGTTAAGTCCATAGAGTAATTAAGGTGAAGTTCTTGTAAAAAGATAATTACATCTTCATAGCCTGCAAACTCACAAAGTTCATTAATTTCTAATTGAACATATTCGGGAATATCATCGGCAAGCCATAGCGCAATTTTTAGCATACTCATTCTTCTTCCTCCAAACATACACATTCAAGTTCTTGACACTCACTACAATTCCACTCGTCCCAGCAATTGTCGCAAACCCATTCTCCTTTACTGTCTTTGTTGATACAAAGTTCACGAACTGTTTCAAAACAACCAACGCATTGTTGATTCGTCATTCCTCTTCCACCCCAGTTATGTTTAGGATTGCATCAAGTATTCGTAATTGACCAATCAAATACAAAATAACCCCACTATTACTTTCCCCATACATTTTAAGAAATTGTTCTAGTGTAGTATTTCTTTCGCCTAAGTTATACATTAGGGTATTGTGAACATCTACTCTCATTGATGTTAAAAGGTTTAATATCATTTCTTTTTCCATGTTTAAGCCTCCATTCTAGGCGCACGCATAATTACCATATCATTTGTTCGGAAAACAATAGGCATTTCATCATCATAGAAAATAACTAATTCATCGTCTTGCGAAAACTTAAGAGCAGAAGAAATCGGCAAGGAATAACTTGCGATAGCGTCTTTACTAATAGTTTCACTTGAAGCAATATTTGTAGTAATTGATTCTCTAAGTTTATCCGAAGTAATGGAAAAATTGTTAGTGTCTTTTGTAGCCGTGAAGGTATAAACACAACTTCCGACCTTTTCAGCCATAGAAACTGCATCAATAAATTGTGTCTTGTCCACTTCAACCCTAGTAGTTAAGGTGAGTTTATCCGTAACAGAATAGGTTTCTGCCGTTTCGTAATCATCTCCCATAGAACCTGCGAACCTTGAAATTACATGAGCGTAGTCATGCGACTCCAAAACAGGAATTTCTACTACCGAGGTATTGTTGTTAATCAATAGGTTAGAATCCTTAACGATGAGAGTAGATTCAGTATTTGTTAAATACTTGGTGAGGGTTTCTGCGTTAACATAAATCCTTCCTCCACTATCTTCGCCATTAGAAGTTCTATTATAAGTTCTAACATAGGTGGAAGCGTCAGCATTCTCTACCGATACTCTACCACCCTTAGTCGTAATTCTCACACAGTTGCCTAGTTGCCCCTTTGTGTTTGTTAATCCTTGATTGTATTTGCCCTTAAGCAAACACAAGTTAATCATTTCTTTCAATCTATTTCCGTTCATTGTAAATTTCATGTGTTTCACCACCGTTGTTTTCATAAATTCTTTTCATAATACCACACCATACACCTTAAGTCAAAACTCAAAGTGTGTTATCCTTGACGGCCTCAAGACCATTCCAAGTAACCTTGCCCTTTGCATTTTCAAAGAGTAAGAAGGATTGACCTTCATTTTCAGCATTCGTCTTGGACTTCGTAACCTTTGCATAAAGACTCGTCTTACCGTTTCTTTCCTCTCGGTAAGTCACTACATGCTGATATAGTTTAGCAGTAGTGGACTTCTCCCAATCGGGTTTTTGACCCACGACCTCAAATCCATCATGCACTTCTTTCATGTGCGTGATAAAGAATTTGTGGCACTCCAATTGACACGCCGCCTTAAACAAACGCTGGTATTCTTGGGTCCTAGCAAACCATTGTGTAGGAACCATTTTTACCTTGTCGGCTTGGCGTGGGTCATTACCCTTGATGTGGTTAAGACGAGCAATCATGTTTGTAGTGTCAAGCCAAGTATCTAGCCCGTCAAACACAATTGCCTTAACTGCCTTCACTTCAATTTCCTCTTCATCAAAAGAAATTTTCTGCGTTTCAATTGCTTCCTTAACCATCCCAATAAAGAAACGAGCCATGTCAGCCGTAGCCAAATAATCAATTGTCATGTCGTCTTTATAGACATGGGGGTTGTAGATAAACACCTTATCATCGGAAGACCAATGTTGCCTCCAAGTAGGTTCTGCGCCTTCATCAAAATCCAACACAAAAACCCAATGTGTTTCTCTTTCTTCTTCTGTTCTGCAATCTAAAGCAAGTCCTGTTTTACCAGTTCCGGGGTCGCCCGAAATTCCACAAATCATGTGTGCGGATTCTTGGGCTAGCAGGTTTCTGCGTTGTTGAAACGCTCTTGCCTTTGCCTTAGCAAAAGCCCCTTGCTGGTCTTCTTCTTTTACTTGCTTCAAAATACTGTTGCTTGCTTTTCCTTTCTTCAAACTCATTCTTCTTCCTCTCCTTTAAATTGTTCTTTTAGTTGTTGTAATTGGTTATCATGCACAATGCGGGTGAACATTTTCCCGCTTTGCTTCATGTGAAAACGAACACTATACATGTCGTCTTCTTGGTGTCGCCATTCAATGCTTTCCACCTCATTCATGTCCAATAAAATTTCATTCATTCGTATAATCATTTTTTCTTCCTCCTAATGGATAGGGCTTTGCACCCATTCGTATGTCATTTTCTCACCGACACATATGACGGTTGGCTTTCCGATTGTCCTTAGTCTAAGGATAACGACTTCTAATTTACTTACTCACCAAGAATGCTCACCTTCTCGCATCCTAATTTCTTGCTTCGCCTGTTGGTGTATCTCTATGACAACAGACTAAGCGAGAATCACAGTTCATCTAGCCTCTCCGTAAGGAGCAAAAGAGCCGAAGCCCAAAGCCCCACAAAAATACCTAACTGTTGGTCGTGCAGGGCATAAATACCGATGCTACCAACAATTGAAACTAGGCTACTGTAAAGTCCGATTCGCTTCCACTCCATAGAATCACCAGTAGTTTAGCGAATCACCGTCTGCGGATTCAACACCTTGTTCTTCAAGACCAGTTCCCAAACGAACACTAAGACCGTATAGGTTGATTGAAACAGGGTTGTATTCTCCGTCAATAGGCATACCCGACTCATCTCTCTTTTGAGTTTGGTTGGTTCTGCCGATAACGACAATATCCGAACCAACGCCAAAGTCAAGAGTAACATGAGAAGGAACCCAAATCGGAGTTGATTCGGGCATATCCTCATCATCAAAGCCATAGTTTGCATCCAAAGGCTCAATCCAAATAACACGGTTGCCCGTCTTTTCGTTCACCTTGAGATTCATGCTCGTAACGATACCGTCTGTAACGACAACCTTCAATCCCTGTTGAGACTGAATTTCTTCGTGGTAAGACTCCAAATCATAGAGGTCCGTAACATATTCACCCATGTTTGAAACGAGAGCATCCTCATAGTCATAGGAAGAAGTGTCAAACCAGCGTGGGTCGTCTTCATCCAAAATATCAATGTAGGTCAGCGTTTCAAGGGTCTTATTGCGAATACCGTAAATAGCATTTCTTTCATCGTTAGCCAATCCATAGAAGGAGACCATACGGAAAGTTTCTGCTCGGAAATTCTTCGCCATCTCATTCTTCAATTGAACAACCCAAAGTTGAGTTTCTCCGTCTTGCTTCTGTCCGATGAAATGCGCCCGAACTTGATGTTGTTCCTTCGGCAAAGGCTTACCGTAGCCTTTGTTGGTATCGCCCGATTGCCAAGTCTTAACTGCGTCAATGGGAACAATCCAAGTTTCTTCGTTGATTTCAATAGCGGCATGGGGAACTTCGGGGATAGTCTTCGTTTCCCATTCGCCGTTCCTAACTTGAGTCTTTTGGAACTCTCCATCCTCAAGGATGATTTCAGCAACCAATTCATCAGTCAAGGTTTGTGAGGAATCAGCGTTGTAGCGGGAAAGCACCGACTTTCGCTTATATTCCATAATATCTCGCACAGGCTCAATACCCACAAAGAACCCTGTAACCAATTCCCCGAAGGTTCGGTTGTTGCTTGAACGGGCAGATGAAAGACGACTTCGCACATATTGGCGAGTCATGGACATAGCCATGAGTTGTTGTCGCTCATCCTCCAAATCCAAACCGCTATTGCTAGCCAATTCGTTGTATTTTTCAGTCATTTCTTCTGTTTCAATGTTTAGTCTCTTCGCAAGACCATTCAATTCTTTCTCAATTCTTTCTAACATTTTTTTTCACTTCCTGTTGTTTTTCATAATTTGGGAGCAGAACCAAGCAATCAACACCTTCGGTGAGACACTTCGGCTCCTCCACTCCATTTCTCCTATTGTTGATACGCACATAAACTTTGTGCTATCGTCCAAATCCATATCAATAACGGATTGTAGGAGTTTATTGCATATATCCTTCACATTATGTCCCCTACGGATTAGAGTATTTAGATAATCCATTCCATTAGGGTCCCCGTTCACAAGTCTTTCCATAGAGTCCTTGTAAAAGCGAGTAGTTGCGTTGATTAATTCGTCCACATTTTTGTTTGAAAAAATGCACGCTTGGGTTTCGTTGATAGCCCTACGAAAATCACCACCGCAATTTTGCACAATTTTCTCCACGAGTTCTCGGTTTGATTCTTCGTCACCTTCAAAATTTACAGAACCCCCTAAGATATGGAGAAGTCGTTCAACCTGCACCTCTTCAGGTAGGGGTTGAAAAATGTAATTTGCACACCTTGACTTTAGGGCATCCTCAACGGAATAGTAGTCGTTGCAGGTGATAACAAACACCGTATCAGTCGCCCGTTCCATAGTGCGCTTCAATGCCCGTTGAGCATCTCTAGTCATACCTTCTATTTCATCAAGTAAAACGAACTTGAGTTTATTCCCACCAATGGGACTAGTCGTGAGAAAGTTGTAAATTGTTTCTCTAACAGTCTCAAGTTTGCGGTCTTGGCTAGCATTGATTTCAAGGAAATTAGTATCAAAGTCCTCTCCTAGAAATTCTCTAGCCATTACAAAGGCCGCAGTTGTTTTACCTGTTCCCGGCATACCGTGTAAAAGCAGGTTAGGCATTCTATTGCGCCTAACCCAATTCTTAGCATCCTCAACGAATCCGTGTTGTCCTATAATCTGTTCAATTTTTGTTGGTCTAAATTCTTCTGTCCAATTCATGTCGTTCCCTCATAATCAATCTCTTAGCCGTTAACACATAACCCGCTACGGACACGGCACTTCGTAGCGATGAACACACAACCCCTGCGGGGTCAATCACCCTGTATTCGGGGGCGTGTAAATACCATTCGTCTTGGATTCCATCGTAGGCGTATTCTTGAGAAAGGTTGTGCATAACATTCTCAAGGGTGGTTTCTTCCCCGACACAATTCTTATACAGGGTATTAAAAACTGCAAACAAAGCATTTCTAAACCCGATACGAATATCTAATTCAACATGGGGGTTATTGTCAATATCATAGTATTTCAACAAAGACAAGCCCGAACCCCATGTGTAGCCTGTTTGGATAGCCGAGCGAACAGCATTCAGCGAATCGTCTAGTCTATCCTTTTTGTTGTGGATTTCCTGTTCCGACTCTCCGTGAATTTTAATAATTCCCGCCATTCCATTTAACTTACCCATTCTAGCCAAGTTCTTTTTCTTATGGAATTCTGTTTCCGCCATAGCCGCATCCTCAACAATTTGTTCACATCTCTTAGCGACTCTTTTTGGATTATGGGGCTGACCTATGAATAGAGTGCTTGAAGCGTTAATAACTAACGATTCACACTCACCCAAATGCTCAAGTCGGGCGTGGCGAATATCCTCATCCAAAGCATTAATGAAATAATGAGAATCAAGGAATGTAGCCAAGTCTCCTAGTTTAAGTCCTGTCCAAACAGAAATGTCCTCGGCCTTAGCAATAGAAGCATCAATAGAACCATTCATACTATTCACCACGAATTGGTTCAACGCAATAGGACTAATGGACTTAAGCACCATTAGTAGTGGGCGTTTGTTCTCTTTTGCTAATTCCAACACAGGTAGAATTTCTTCAAAGTCCTTTACCTCTTGGTCGCTAACCAGCACAAGCGGGTTTTCCATTCGCCTCTCCTTTCCATTGACTCGTTCTAAAACATTATGAATATAACCAGCCGATGATTCAAAGCCCTTTACAATTTCCACTTCATCCTTACCCGTATGGGAGGGTTCAACAGTAATGACTCCATCCATTCCTATACCACGAATAATTTCTGTAATTCGTTGGGCCATCTCTTCGTCGTTATTTGCACTAATCAAGGCGATAGCGTAAATGTTATCAAGTGTAATCTCCGATGCGTTAAACGAAATCTCGGATTCTAGAGTTTGCATTAACTTGGTGAACTCACTTCTAATCAGCGTTGGGTTATACCCCTGTTCAATTAGTTTCATCCCTTCCTTAATTAAAGCGTTAGCCAACACCGATGCAGAAGTAGTTCCATCACCGGACTTTTCCTGCGCTCTTTTGCAGACCTCAATTAGTAGTTTTGCACCAACCATTTCTTCTTTTGTAAGGGAAATGTTCCGAGCAATTGTAACGCCATCGTTGATAATCAACGGGGGCAAATCATCGGGTCTGTCAATGATAACAGAATTTCTTGCTGGTCCCAATGTTACACCGACTACATCGGCTACTGCTTCAATTCCTTTCACTAGTGTTTCATTTGTTTCTTCTTCGTTGTAAATCATTCTTCCATCTCCTTTAGTTCTTGGTAATATCTATCTATCAAATCGGAACTTGACAAAATATCTAAAGCGAGGGATAGTCTCCTATGTTCTCGGTTTAGGGCCGCTTCAAGTTCTTCATATTCTTCTTCTGTAATCATTCCGTTTCCTCCCATTTCATTGTTAGGTCGCAACAAGTCATAATATTCACAATGGGTTGTCGGTTGCGTGGGTAGCAAGTTCCACACCGTTCACATTCAGCAACCCACTTCATTCTTCCTCACTCCAACAATCGGGGCAAAAGTCCCCATCAATTAAATGTTCTCGGATAAGGCTTCTACTACACATAACACATTCTGCCATTATTCTTCCTCTCCTACTACGGCCACAATATCTAGCGGAGATACTGCTTCAAATTCTTCACCGTTAAAAGTGAACATGAAACTTGACTTATACACTATCAAGTCTCCGACCTCCGTTTGACTGTTCTTCTCAATCACAACACCGATATTTTTAGGCTGACCCCTAACGATACCGCTTTCCGATTGTAGTTTTCTCTTCTGTATGATAATATAATCATTTTTTGTTTTCATTCTTCTTCCTCCTGTTTTCTTATACATTTTTTACAATAGCCCCACTTGGACAATGTTTCTGCCGGTGCATGATAACATTCTCCACAATAGGGCGGATATTTTCTCAAAGCATCACCACCGCAAATAACCCTAGTGTGATAATATTTACAACCATCACTCCGATTGCTATTTTGTTCATGCTATGAATGTCGTCCTTCACTTGAACTAATTCGTGAAAGACCATATTCCCAATTTCAATTAGTGTTTCCATGTCCTTTTTCATGGTATCTCTTCTCCGTTTCTTCCATTGTTAGGTTATCTATGTAGCCCTGCGCCCAAACCGATAAAGGGATATGTTTAATCAAGTCCCTCATATCCATTCGGGGGTCCACCAACCAAGCAGTAAAGGGAACCCCTTTTGATTTTCTACTCATATGAAGTCCTCCAATTTCTTTTTTGGTCTAACCTTTGGTCTAGTCCTTTTTTCCTTTTTGATTCTCAGCAACTTACACTCGCCCTCAGTCAGTCTTCTAGACACATAACTAGCGTATGTTGGGTTGCTTATTAGTCTTTTCAATATGTAGGTTTCATCTGCCTTGAAGCCCAACTTTAAACAAATAGACTGGTATGGGTTGTCTTCCTTTCTCTTCGGGGGGACAATTTTTCGGTAGCCCCCACTCCACGAATAGGCGAACAGGGCATAAAAATACTTCTTATTTACCTTGTTCATCATTGAAGAAACCATCACCAGTTTTTCATTGTCGGGGAAGGTTGCTATGGCCCATGAAATTAACTGCATAGGTGGGGGCGATAAGTTAACCAAGTCCCTGTAAAATCTATCCCTGTCTTTAGTCTTTATATAGACTCCCATAATATTCCAAATACTATCGTCAAACGATACATATTTTTCATTATTTTTACACAACAAAAGTAGAGCCGTTTGATAGTGATTTTTAGCACCACACATTTTAACATCACATGCGTTAATAATCGGTTTAGGAACCGACTTCTTATCGTGCGAGGTTAGAATTAAATCCACACCCGCATGAATCAAATCTAGAATTTTATCCTTGTCTGGTTTGTGATTCACTTCTTCAATAATAATTGTGTAATCCTTCGGTATAGAGAACGGGTCGTCAATCGTAATATCGCTAGCGTAGTAAAAAAGATTTACTCCACCTCCTGCTTCAATTTTTGCTTTTGTAGTTTTTCCTGTTCCCCATTTACCCACATATAGTTTAGGTCTTTTCCTCGTCTTCATCTATCTTCACCTTAAAAATATATTTACTGTCTTCTTCTAAATGCACTTTCTTTTCAACCATTTGCATTAGGTCTTTAAATTTCTCCCATCCTTTGTTTTTAGACGGCACATACGATGGGAATATATCGCAGATGCGATAAATACTGTGTCGTCTTCTAATTAGTATAGTATCTGTTCTTCGGCCTCGTTCCCTAATTAGGGAATAACTGATGTTTTCATTGTCTAGGGTGTTGCAGATTGCTTGAAGCATCACCGCAGGGGGCCTAATATACACAAAGAAGCGGGGTTCCCAACCCCTAGCACTTCTCACATTAACTATGTTAAACTTACACGAAGCAGTAGTCAAAAGAATACCGCTCAGTTGTTCTGTTGAATAAATCAAACTCCCCCCATGTCGTCAATATCAATACACCACAGGTGAAACTTTTTGTGTCCAAAAATAAACATACCTGCTTTGTCCTTCGGGCCGATAAATGTCTCTCCGCAGACCATACAATGCACCCTTACGATTTCATTATACAATCTAACGGAGGTTTCGTCTATAATATCAAGCACATTTCCCTCTTGGAGGGGCGAAGTTTCTTCCTCAGTTTCCCACATGTAGCCTCATATAATCCCTAAGAGTAGGATTCCTAAAAAGGTTTTGGGTAGGAATTTTCTTCTCTTCCGGATTACTAACAATAACTTCCGCTTTTTTACCAGATTCTAATTCTTTCTTGAGTTTTTGAGCCTCTTTCATGTAGCGTTTTTGTGCCGCTTCATTCCAGTCGTGAAATGTAGAGCAAGGACTTTCCATAAAAAGACCACAATCCTCATCTAAAAACTCCCAAACAATTGCTTCAATTAATCTAGTTCTACATTCTTCTCTTGTTTTAGGGGCCTCATCGCTATCATACGAAACTTCCATATTACTCCTTCTCCCGATAATTAGGGTGGTTCTTTGGTAGGCGGTGTAGGCGGCGTTCCATCATATTCGCCATATACTGTGCAACACTAACCACGCTACTATTCCAACGCTTTTCTGCTACTTCGTCGTTTTCGGGAACCATTTGATATTTGAGTCCTACCAAAGCATCTGCCATAATATCGCTATCTAATAAAGTTCGTAAGATTTCATACTCACCGTGCGTTACAGTTCTAATCCTCGTCATGGCAATCACACCCACCGTTCAAATCTCCCATAGCCATAATATATCCAGCGAGGGTAAAGGTCGCAATTTTAAGTTCCGCACTAAACGCCTTATTGAACTTTTCTGCATCTTCCGTCAAGAGCAACAATCTGTCGTAGATTTTTTCTAGATTCATTCGCTCACCTCATCCTGCATTTTCAAATATCCAAGTCGCACATCAGCAAGGCCGATTCTCGTATTTTCTCCATTTCGCTCACCAGCCGCAAGCGAAGCGTATCTAATGAATTGTCTAAGGAGTTGCTCACACCTCATCTGCAATTCATCTACGGCTTCTGCCTTTAGTCCTCGTTGTGTTTCTTCCATTACTAGTCTTCTAATTTCTCTTACGCTAACCATTTTTTAAACTCTCCTTTATTATAAAAAGTTTCAATGCCCGAACCAATCAAGTTCCAAGCAATCCATAACTGGCCCGTGCCGTATGAAATTTCCATAGCGGCCCAGTCCTTCTTCACAGTTCCTAAATTCTTTACATCTATCATATTTCCATAGAGCATACGATACATCATGCTTACATGATTAACATTATCATGTAGATATTGTATAACTAAATGCTCCTGCACATTCACCCACTCTTCTTCCGAGTAGTATTCTCCTGTCCAATCACAAACCCGACATTTGTTTCCGTCGCAAACGGGACAAATATACCTTCTGTCATAGACGGGGAATCTAACGACATTTCTCAGTTCAGCGGGAACCTCTCGGTTTCCACGATTTTCGTCATAATTTCTTTGTCGTATTTCTTCTCCCAAATTAACCTCTCCTGTCCTCCTAAAACAATCGCTTGTTGTAGAATAGGTCTCCATGTTCTCAAAGTTCTGCGGTCAGTTCCCGACCAAAAGGCAACCCCGAAGGGGTGGGTATGAATCCAACACTTCAAGGGAAGTTTCATTCCAGTAACCATAACTCCTCCGTAATCAACCAATCCCGGTGAACCGGAATTCATAAACAATTTGTCGTTAGCATCAACAATTACACTAACTTCTAGTCCACCTAAAGTTTCAACTGATGCCTTCCAAATTTCATCCAAAAGCATGGGACTACTAGTATCAGCAATTCCGCTGAAAATCATATGTCTCCATGCCTGTTGGATTGGTTCTTGCCAAACCTCGGCAGGAACATCGGTCCATCGTTCATTCAAATTACCCACAGGCTCCTTGATATTATCTCCGAGGAAAAATCCGTGGTAGTCTTCTTCAATTTTTTCTTCCATTTTTTCATTCATTCAATCACTTCCATTTCTAGTAGTCTTTCTGTTAAGTAGGGACAATGTTCCGGTAGAACATGAACCTGTCCACTAGCGTTATATCCGCCAATGTAAATAACGGGTTGTCCCACATCTATTGTCCTAAAACATAGTCGGCAATAAGTCCGACCTGTTCCTAATTTTACACCAAATGCAACCATCAAACAGTCCTCCTGTTCATTACTTGGTAGCATTGGTGGCACACCCCTTTATTGGGGTGGACTTTTCTTCGTTTCAAACATCGTTTGCATTGTTTCATTTCATTCTCTCCCGTTTGATAATCTGCTCACACATGAGGCAGTAGAAAACCTTTGTAGAGAAATTGTGAGGTGAAGCACCAATGGTGGTGTCGCACCTTTTACAATTCATCGGTTTCATTCTTCTTCCTCCGTGTAGTCTGCTAATACCCTATGAATAATCTCGGACATAATGCCGATAAACATAATCAAAACCGTTAGTGTAATTATAGGGTTCATTGAAACCACTTCCCTTTATTATGAATTTGACAATACAGATAAACTGAACCCTTCTTATTGATTGCATGAAGCAGAATCCACTTTGGGTAAGTGCCTCCATCGGCCCACTCCTTAGCACATTCACACACGAATTCAGTCATTCTTCCTCACCTAATCCTCGGAATCGTCGCCATAGTGCATATAGATACTTCCCAGCAAATGCTAGAATAAATAGGTCTAAAAGGATTGCGGTTATAGCAAATAGAATCATTTCTGTTTCCACTTGACCACCTCAAATGCTCAACTGAATGTGCTTCTTCACGCTTTCACCAGCAAACCAACGCTGAATCCATTGTGCGCCCATTCCAGCAATAGCGACATGGGTAAAGTGAATATCTCCTGCTGAACCATCCCAAGCATCACCTTGACAACTGAAAGAGCCATCAGGTCCAACATTCAACATAGAAAGAATGTTTGGGTCTTCCTCGTAAGAAACCAACAAACCGTTTCGTCCCTGCGCTCGCAGGTCAAGCCAAGACATACCCGTTTTGTAAAGCATCTGCCTTACGGCCAAGTTATCCGCACAACAAACCACTAGGTTGTAGTTTGAAATTTGATTCTGCGTTAGCACTTTGTAAGGCTGGGGATTGACCCCATCCAAGTTCCCAAAGACGGCAACCTTATGCATAGCCAAATCTGCTTCCGTGAAATTTTGGTAAGTCAAATTCTTTTCTTCTACGGTATCGGGGTCAAACACGGTCAACTCATACATTCCTGTTCTAGCCAAACAGGGAATCAAATGTGAACCGATTCCGCCCGCTCCAATAATCAATACTTTTCTCATATTATTTCCTCCAATTTTTTGTTATATTTTAGCACGGTTTGTCTGCTAATATAGAAGGCCCGTGCGACCTTCCTTAGTGATAGATTTGTGGAACGATAAATACAAGCCGACAATATGTTCATATTTATCTCAATTTTTTCGTCCAAAAGTTCTATCAAACTTAAAGTCTGTGTAACTTCTACTTGTGTTAGCCCAATGTTGGTAGCAATATTCGCTAACAGGGCTTTCCACTCCTGCTCCTTATATAGTTCCGTAGGCTCTAGTCTATCCAATAAACGCTTCACCGAACTTATCCTCACACCCATATATTTACAATACTCTTTTAGGGGTGATACTCTATTTTTGTTGTTCATGTATATGTGTAGGGCTAAAACGGATAGAGTGGCGTTTGAGTATCTACTAGTCTTATACAAGTTAACATAACTACTTCGGTATATTTTCTTGACTGACTCAATATCACTTACTTCAAACTCCCTACACAACATGACTAGTTCTATCAAATCCTCTTCAATCAGTTCTTTTTTCAAGGGAACCGAGTAGACTCTAGGAACGATAAAACTGCCACAATTCTCACAACTCGTTGCCGTGGAACCAATTAATGATTGTTTCTCGGTCAATTGGTATTGGCCGCAAACTAAGCACTCCATCTGTTAGACTCTCCTCATTTCTCTTTCTACCCATATATTTGTCATAGTTTCTTAGGGTAGAAACTTTGTCCACATTATCTATATCGTTAACCAACAAAAGAGACCGTGATGCGATTTGGTCTCCTAGACTAATATTGTTTTCTGTTTGGTCAATACAGATTGAACCTCCCATAGTGTAAAAATTCTTACCATCAGTTAGGGCGTGATTCCCTCTTATACCTAGATTGGATAATAATGCGTCAAAATTTTCATCTTTTAGACCTCTTTTCATTAGTTTTTCCGGGCGCATGATATGATTAACCATTTCTGTTCTAACATTTTGCCTTCCCAGCACATGTTGACCTTCTTCATAGTGGTGAGTTACTGCCCAAGAAGCCCCCCTGCCTCTAATGTATAGGCCAGTTCTATCACTACTTTTACCGCCATCTAGTATTTCTACCTTGTAGATGTTGGGGAAGGTTTTGTGCAGTTTTTCCACCAATTCCATGCTTCTTTTCGTGACCAAAGTAGATGATTTGTTTTGAATCATAAAGGCCTCAATCACGGACACTTGAGAAGTGGTTAGATGTTCACCTGTTGAGTTGTAGTAAAGTTCTTGGAAGGGAATAGCACTATATTTATTACTATTGCCCTTACACGCCCGAATGAACATATTCGCCTGTCGGTATTCCAATTCCACCCAAATATCTGTATAGAGTTGAACTGCACAGGTATTCGGTCCGATAATGTCAATGTCCATCAAGGTTTCAATTTCTTCTCCCTCGGAGGACAAAAACTTATACTTGATTTTGTTCACGATTGCGTCGGTAATTTCTTGGGGTGTTTCCATGAAATCAACCACTAGGTCGTCCAAGTCCTCGGAAGTGGTGGTTTTATCCCACTTTAAAACAATTAGCGTCAATAATTTGCATAGGTTTTTGTATGAAACCTTATCACCGTTGATGAAATAACTACGGTTTCTCTTGATTACTGTCACCTTTTTAGACTTGCTCTCATTAGTCATAACGAGAAATTTATTCTCTTCACCGTCAATGAATTCCTTGAACGATTTTCCGAATTGGTCTGGCCTCAAACTTAGATGCATTTCTCCCCTAGCCTCGTATCTTCCTACTCGTCCGTAGTGTCTCCTGTATCTAGGGGTATAGGTGCGTAAGCGACCACTATTGTTAATAAAAACGATTTGGTCCTCGTGTTGCATTGTATCGCCTTGAGCGGATTGGAAAAAAACCTTAGTTTCAATCAATCCATGTCCCCCCATAGTAATTGTTCTGTAAGGTGTCCGTCGCAAATTTGTGTAAGTTTTTCCTGCAATTGTTGTGCGATAGCGGGGATGGTGTTGCGGTGCAACGATAGCCAAATTTTCTCATTCTCATTTAGAATGATTGTAATTCCCGTGGTGTTATTCTTAGTAATCACCAACGGGGGCATATTTTCCTCTCTCACAATTTTATATTCAATACTTTTTGTCATTTCTTTCACCTAGTTTTTTCATATATTCTAGCGGGCTTTCCTTGAGGGTTTGCCTGCTTACTGTTACATGGGGAAATTGCTCAAACAAATGCGGCAATACCTCAAATAACTTTTCTTCAATTTCATAGTTCTTAGTCCATACGGAGCCATTGGCCTTAAAGACCGTTACTCTGTATAAGATGTTTTCATTTTCCATAATGTCATTCCTCCTTCTTCTATTTTTTCATATTTTTTTTCTGTTCTAATAAGTCCTCGTATTTGGTTGCTGGTAGGAACATTCGTTCTCCTGCTCCCTTTGTTGGACCTGTATTCTTCAAATTCATCTCTTATGGCTTCTGCGGTTCTTTGTTTCCCATCAGCCATAATTTTATCAATTACCCAAAAGACCTGCTTTCGGTGTCTTTTTCTTCTCGTGGTCATAGTTCACAAGCCCCACCAGCACAAGCCAATTCTCCTGTTAGGTCGGTATTGTCCTCAGTCTCAAAGACTTGGGACAAATCAATATCCGACAGATGTTGCTTCAATTCATTGTAGCGTTCCTCATCAATGGTTTCAAATGGGGCCTGTTTGTAGGTTCCCCCGTCATAGGGCAAAACCGACAACCCATTATAGGCATGACGATTATCCCACATCCATTGGCCGACTTCTTCCCACTCAACATCCTTCAAGGAAACAGTAGCAGAAACATTGTGGGTATTGATTCCGTCATTGTGTCCTTCCTTGACCCAAGTTTTGCTAACCAATGCGATACGATTCAACATTGACAAAGCAGACTCTCCACGAATGGTTGCTCCTTCGGGAGCGGCTTGAGGCACAGAAAGAATAGCCGTATCGTGTGGTCGGAAATAACAATCCTCAACCAATTCGGGCAAGTTATTCAGCAGATAAGGATAAATCGCCTCGTCCTTTCCAACCCGTAGGCGGCGAATGTAATACTTATCGTGCCATGAGTGAATTCCACTAGAAGTTCCTAGCACTAAAGAAGTCGTTCCGGCTGGTTTCACACAGGTTAACCTTGCGGCCTTATTGATACCAAAATTACCCGCCCAATACGCATTAATTTTACGCACAATATCTGCGGCATTTGTCAAGTTAATATCCGAGAGAATTTTACGCCCATCAGCGTCGGTAGGATTGCTAGCAATTCCTGTCATACTTACGCCCAATAAAGCATCTCTTTCTGTGTTGCGTTTCCAAACTTCTCGTAAATAGTGGAAGTCAGTATAGGTAGCCTGTAAGGTAGCAAGGAAAGTAGCCGAAGTGACACGCTCAAAGAAATCCGCCGTATCAACCAAGTTACTAGCATTAATCTCCACCAAATTGCAGAACTGATACGGACGAAGGGCAATCTCACAACATGGGTTTGTTCCCCAGTCTTTGTCGTTGCTGAAGTAAATGCCCGGTTCTCCACTTCCACTAGCCTTGATGCGTTCCCACAAATTATTGAAGAATTGTTGGTCTGCTCGGCTACGAATCAAAACTGCTGAGTTATTTGCTCGTCCTCTTTCGGGGTGAGTTTCCCACCAATTTCCACTCTTCGCTGAAATCATTTCATTGTCGTCTGCGCTGAATAAACTAATCAACGCCGCTCGTCGGATTCCACCAGCCAAAACTGCATCAGCAATAATGCACATAATGTCGTGAACTTGGATAGGTTTTAGTTGAGTATTTGTCTCATGTTCTTTGAGGATATTTTCAACCTTAACTAAACATTCTCGCAGAGGAGCAGGGCCGGGAGCCTTTCCCCCCGAAGTAATCAACGGGGTTCCTTTCTTGCGAATATCGGAATAGTCAAAAATTGGTGTGCTTTTTGTCACACCGAAATAACTCTTGATAAGAACCTTAACTGCGTCAGCCCAACCCTCAATAGAATCGCTGATTAAATACCTGCGAGTTCGGTTAGGGTTTGGGTGTTGCACTTCGGGAAGCATTTCAACATGGTGTCGTTGAACCGAGTAGCCAACGCCTGTCCCACCCAACAAAAGAAACATTGACTCGCTAAAAGCATCAATGTGTTCAATTGGTAGATAGGCGCAGTTGTAAATTCGGTTAGGACTGGTTTCAATGGACTTGCCCGCAAATTGCATTGACCTCATAGATGGGAGAATTTTCTTCTCTCGGACCATTTCGTAGGCATCTCGGATAATTTCTTCCCATTTAGGGAACTTTTTGATGTGCATTTGCATATTTCGCTCGCACAATTCTTCCCATGTTTCCCTTCGCATTTCGTCTGTTTTATACTTTGCATACTTCATATGCACGGTTATGTTGCTCAAAATCTCTTTTTCATTCATTGTTTTCCCCTCCTGTGGGTATTCTAAGCCAGTAAATGGCTTGTTTATTAATTATTCTACCAGCCTCCAAATAGTGGTATGGCCCCAAACTCCCGTAGTGGGATTTCGGGCGGCTTCCTTTCCAACCTTCACAAATTCCTTTCTCTTGGCTAGGATATTTGATAGGGCATAAGAAATTACGCCGTTGCGGGTATTTTCGTTGACATATATCCAAATGGAGTGAAAATCTGCTTCATTGTCCTCGCATGAGGACAGATATTCCTTAATTTTCACAACCTTTTGTTTATTGTTGTTGTTTCCTACATTCGCAGTAGGTCTTTCGTTAAATTTTACTCTTCTGTTATTCATATTTTCATCTCCTTTTAATTCTCAAGCGGGCGTATCCGGAATTGAACCGGAATCTCAGGCTTAGAAGGCCCGAATGCTATCCATTACACCATACGCCCCTTGAGAATAAATGGAACAGGTAGGATTTGAACCTACGACCACTCGGTTATGAGCCGAGCGCACTAACCAAACTGTGCTACTGTTCCTTGAATAGGTGCTGGGGGCAGGATTTGAACCTGCGAACCTTTACGGACAGGAGTTTAAGCCCTGCGCTTTTAACCATACTCAGCCACCCCAGCGTGTAAATATTTTATTCCCTAGTTTTTTGGTTCATATCCAAAAATCCAGTCAAAAAACCGAATCCAAAAACTCATCAATTATTCCTCCACTTTTGCTTCAATTTTTCAACATTATTTATCCAGTCTTCGTTCCATGCACGAGATTGCTTTGACTCCGTGGTGTGACATGAACACCAACAATCATCCTCGCAGATTCTTTGAGGTGTCTTGCCAACATAAATCCGCCAGCAACCAAAGTCCTCTCGTTGAAACTCTCCTTTCGCCTTTCCTTCTGTATATTTGTATCTCCTAATGGGAACATTCGGTGGGGATTTAGCGCATACCTGTCGCTCGCATCCCGCATAAGGTTCCTGTAGGATAAGTTCTTCTTCATTACTATTCATTCTCTTCATTCTTCTTCCTCCTTAAATTCAATCCATTCTTCTTTCATTTTCCATTTCACTTGTGTTATTTTTCTTATTTGTATTTTATCTTCCACGGTATCTACTTCAATATTTCCGCAATCACATGCCCTGTAATAGGAATGTTTTGGTTTAACTAAGACATTTTCTCCGCACATTTTACAGTTCAAAAGCACATCAATTTTTCTACGCATTTTCCCACTCCCTCCATGATTCGTTTTGCGGACTATCATTATTATCGCTGTCGTGGCCGGGCTTGTAAGCAATCCATCCTTTGTCTAGGGCGAAGTCAATCAACCCTTGTGGAATTTCTTCTCCCCTATCGCTGATGTATTCACAAAGACCCATCCATTCCTCAGCATCACAACCAAACAATTCATCGTGTTTGTAGAAACCAGCCACCAAGCCTTGTGCTTTAATGACCTTTCTAACTTGATTGTGTCGGTAGTAGTCTCGCCTGTAATTATACACCGCTCTAGGGGTTTGTAGGAGCATTTTGATTATCCAAAGCATTTCGTTCAGCCTCGTATGCGTTCAGTCTTTTGTTGTAAAAATATTGAAAGCAGGTGTGGTCGCCCAAAAAGGCCTTAACCCTGCGTTTGTCGTATTTTGTAAATTCATCGTAAATATCCGTAGTTAACAAATATCTAGATAAGTGGGGGCTTACGCCATGCATTCTTAGCCTAACCCATTGAACCCAACTAACCATATTAGGTTCCGAATTAGCACTCACCATGATTTCATTCCCGTCATTTAAATATTCTTTTACTCTCTTATCAGTCCATTTCATATTATCACCTGTCGGGGTTTTTACAGAACCCCATAACTGGCACTTCTTTTTCTTCCTTGTGCGGGAATAGAACAACGAATCAGTTTTGCTCAGTAGCAACCTCCGACGATGGCTTGGGTCAGGATTACAGACTCAATGCTTTCAAGTGGGATATTGCCCACCTCAGCATGAGAAACCATCTCGCCATTGATGTAAGCCCAATGGGTCGGGTGGTTGTAAATCTGCTCAATTGCTTCTTCTGCGGTCAAAACTAATTCCGTGTGTCCTGTGTCGTTCAAAATTGTTACATCTACCATATTCATTCCTCCTCTCTAATTTCGTTGTTCTTAATTTGTGCCAAACAAGCCTTTCGCAGTTTGGTCTTTCCTCGCTGGATTTGGCCTTCGGTGAAAATACCCAAAGCCAGCAAGTCGTCTAGCATACGGCTCTTTTCCGAGACCATATATTCAAGTTCTTCTTTCTGTTCGGGGGTGAGATATTTCCCACCCGTCATTTTATCCATGAACCTAGCGACCTCTCGTTCAGTCATTAGTCCACTTTCCATCATTTTTTGCATTTGTTCAATTATTTCATTCATTTTTCTCAACCTCCCACACGGTCACTTCATACCTAGAAGTTCCTGTGAGTATTACCTTATCAACTTTTTTAAAGTGTTTTGAGGCGTGCATTTTAGCCCCAATAGATTTTACACTACCTATGAAGTATTTGTGCCTCAAATTGTATTGTATTTGGTGGCTAGTTGATGGGCCTTCTCTCTCAAGGAAAGCCGCCACCTCTCTTTCAAACCTGTTCATTTGCCCACCACATAGTTTAGTTGTTGCCAGTTCCGATAACAGGACTCGTGATAGCCATTCTTAATTTCTTCGGGGTGCATGAGTGGACCACCGCATATTTGACATTCAAACAAGGATTTCCGCCCCCTTACGATAAATGTCCTTTGCTAGGCCATCAAAACACTCTCCGCATAAGTAATGGTTAACGCCACCGCCTCCCGTCCAGTCGTATATCATATTGCCATCCATGTCTTTAACTTCTAGGATTTTTAGGTCCCCGGATTGGATTTGAAGGGTGGCATTTTTCTTGCAGATTTGGCAATCAAATATCACCGAAAATTCCTCCATAAATTGGCTCAATTTTTACGACCCAAACTGAGTCCTCGTCCCAAAGTTCATAAAAAGTATTAGTAACCTCTCTTACCACTACCCTTTGCTTCATTCTCCTGTCTTTTATTTTCACCTTCATTTCTTATCACCTATCTGTATTTTAATTGACATTTCGCAGGACTCGCACTTGACCAGCAAATGATTCCTGCGCTTGGTAGTGAATATACAAAACTCTAACCCGAAGGACTCGTGGCCGCAATTTTTGCATGTGTGTTTTTTACTCATCATTCAGTCCTCCAAAAAATAATCTCCACGCAGAAGTTATTAGTCCCTCTAATTACATCTTGATTTTCAATCGTAACGGTGAACCATGACAGGGTTTCTGTTGTGTGGTAGACTCCCTTCGGATAGTCCCTTTTCAAGTGTAAGTATTCTCTCTCATCTACATAAATATTGTGTGTTATTTTTCCATGCTTCATAGGTATTCCTCCAACCATTCCGGAGCGGTCCCATTTGTATACCGAGCAAATCGGGCCTTCTCATTGATGTAGTAGTTCCGATAGGCTAGAATTGTATCATCTGTTTTGTATTCATCGGGCATACATTGAGGCGGGGGGTAAAAGTCTCCTCCCTCCACAGGACTTTCCTTCAATAGTTCCAGTAATTTACTAGAACCGTGGACTTTATTATACCTTCGGCTATATTCATCCAGCATAGCCACGAATAAATCGTAGTGCCAGCGATAGTTTCCTTCGGTTTGCATTGTCCATAGTGTTGAGGGGTGTCCGATGTGAACCGGCTTGTATAATTGTTTGAGAATTAAGTTAGATTCTGCATAACTTGACTTGCCCCACCAAGCAGTAGATAACATTTGAGCAGATTCCAGCGGCATTTTTACAATGTGTTTATCGCAGAGTTGTTTAGCGATTTCCACAGGGTCTTTTGACAGATAAAATATATTCATTTCTTTCACATTCCATTTATTGTTTTTTTGTTTTCTTGCACATTTCTCACTATATATTGGCATGAGACACTAGTTCTCATACATTTTGTAGTAAGAACTACCCCGTTTCTCGTCTTTTCTCACTTTCTCACTTTCTCATGGGGCTGACCACCACCACCACCACCACCACCACCACCACTATTACTACATACATGAGAATAGTGAGAATATGAGAAAGGTGAGAGATAATTGATGATATGTCCTACATTTTGTGCTACTTTCGTGTCTCACCCGATGAGACACATGAGAACATAGCACATTTTGTTCTATTTTTATTATAACTAAAAGAATATAATGTTCTTGAAAAACCAAAGTGATTTTTTAGGTTGGTAAATCGTCAGTTCAAGGAGAGAACTTGGCTGAACGGTCTTTCAAGAACACTCTCTCCGAGGGGGCTGAGTATATAAGGTGGTTTTGAACCCCTTATAAAGACCGACACCCTTATATACCTGTTACATTCCGACAGCAAAATATATCATTTTTATAGAAGTTAAACATTCTTTTGTTCTTACCATATGGTTGCAGGAGTAATTTGTATTCCGCACCTTATATACTAAACCCCTTGAGGACTAATGCCCAAACGGGCAGGAGAGAAAAAATATGGCTGAAATGATTAGCGATGAAAAGTGGCAAGCATGGACGAACAGAGTTTTGGAATGGGGTGAATCATTTGATACACACCTTCAAACTTTGAACAACGCCCCCGAAGGGCAATTCATGGTTGACGATGAAGAAATGGAAGAAGGTTGGAACACAATCCAAAACAAGATTAACCGTGGCAACCGAAAACCTGCAAACCGAGAAATGTATAAAGAGCAAATCCACAAGGAAGGCGTGAAATTCCCTAACTGGCCTCATGGTCGTGGTGCTTCTTCTACTTTGGCAGAAAATGAGAAAACCTGTCTTGACCGAGGAACGGCTGTTGAACAATTGGCGGCTCAAGCATATTACCGTGTGTTTGTTGAAAACGATGCAACCCACCTTTTGGTGAAGCGTGCTTCTAACGCAAACAAAATTGACGGTGTGGCTTATGAGTCGGAATCCGAATTCGTTGAGGCCCAAGTCAAATCCATGAAGTCCACTTTGCGTGGTTTCATTCGTGATGGACATTGGGGAACAACCGACGATGAGGGCAATTCGCTCCCACTTGCATTTGAACACCCAATCGTGCGACCATTCACCACTAAGGAAGAAGCGGTCGTTGACGATTCGGACGATTCGGAGTGAGTAAGTTGCTCAACCGTTTCTTTGACGATGATGATGATTGATTTCATTTGAGTCAAGCCAACCAATGACAAAGTGTGTGTCGGGAATCTATACACTTTGGAGGTAATGACATTCCACCCCTTTTTGCAGGTTATGAACTTCCTGCTTTTTCTTACTTCGGGGTTTTGTAAGAAAAAAAATAAAAAAAAGTTCACTTTTTTGAGGTTGACGCAGATACAAATTACCTGCTTCATACAACCATATGGTTCATGCGTAAGCATGATGTGAACCGCAGGAGGTGAACGGGTGTTCTTTGACGACGACGATGAGTGATTCTTTTTTTTACAGAACCCTTTTCCGTTACCATATGGTTGGGAGCAAAGGCGTAAATTTGTGTAGTATAAACGCTCACACCTTATATACCCCCAAAACATCGGAGATAGTGCCTTCGGGCAGGAGAACAAAACATGCAATACACCGCAGAAGAATTGGAGCGACTCATTGTGAGGGCTAACGCCTTCATCAATGGGGATAACGATGAAGATGATATTGAGGATGCCCAGCGATTCCTCGGACGCTTGGAAAAGGCTATTGACGCAAACAATGAAGCCCGAATTGCCGTCAATGTGCTTGACCTTCGCCACAAAATCAAGGGAACCCGTGTCAGCGTTTCCTTGACGGCTGATGAAATGCGGGATGCTGAGGCTCTCGCTCAACGAATGACAACCCTCTTTGAGAGAGTCCCCGACATGTCAATCCCACGAGAACGCACTTTTGACAACTTTCTCGCCGCCGTTGTTAGCAGCATGAAGAAAGCCAAGAAGGAGGCTCAAAAGTGAAGTCGGTTATCGGCTTCACGGACGATGATGAGTGATTTCATCGTCCCCTCGGTCTATTCTCCCCTTTGGGCGGGGGAGGGTAGGCCACTTGGGGTGTTTATCGCTCCCCAAATTTTCGCTCTTAAATAATTGCCCACCATATGGTAGGGGATAATTTGTAGACACACCTCATATTCTAAAGCACTAAGGGAGAATCATGTTTTGGAGTAAGAAGCCGACATTTACAATTAAAGTGAAGCAAAACCGATACGAGCGATTCATTATTGATGAATTGCGTATTAGCAATATTAGTGAAAGCGACCTCGCAGATACCTTGATGCGAGCAATTGCTGAAATTGAACAACAACTGAACGCCTTGAATGGAGATGAATAAAATGAACAAAAAAGAATTGATACAACTATTGAAAGTGATGATTAAAGAATTGGAAGCGATGGGCGACCAATGCAAAATTGACGAATACCAGCGAACCCTTAACCAATTGGAGGAAGAAGAATGAAAGCATACCAATGCCCCACCTGCGGAGAAATTGATTCTATGGTTTCCGTGGAAGAAGAAGTCCACAACTACGAGATTCACCCCGACGACGATGGCGAGAAACAATATACGGGTTATTCCGATTGCGTGGATGGCCGAATTGATTTCATTATGTGCAAAATGTGTGGTTCGGATTTTTCCGAAACCCGATTGCCTGAAATGGTCATTGATAAGGAGGAAGAAGAATGAGTCAAAAAATCTGTTTTATCTGCAAAGTCCCGATTTCAAACAACATCAAATCTGCAACCTGCAACAAATTGGACTGTCAACACAAATACTCAGTCCAGCACGACACATGGAAGAAAATTGAAATGGATTACCTTTACGGTATTACCTACAAAACAACAGGCGATGAAGAATGAACAAGAAAGAATACATTATCAACCGATTGAGATATTTGCGAGATACCCAACCACAATGCAGCGAAGAAGAAGACTTGTGCGTTTGTGGGTATTATGACGAACTCATTGATTTGATGGAGGAAGAAGAATGACTGATGAAGATGAATGTAAAATCTGCAACGGTGAGGACATTGACGGCCCCGAAGACATTGAGTTTTTGTGCAAAGGTTGTCAGTTTGAATTAGCCGAAGCAAAAGCGATGCGTGGAGAATGGAGATACCGAGAACCATGAAATACAACATTTACTACGGAATACGAATGGTTGCATCGTATGACTCTTTGCAGGAAGCAAAAGAAGCAAAGAGAAAATTTGACTCACCCAGCATGGCCGTGATTTTTTATCGTGGTCGTCAAGTGGGATAGTGAGTGGTGGAGGGTGGTTTTATGTGGGTCAAGGGGACCCTCACTTCGGATATGGAGTGAATATGTGCATAGTCTTGAGTAGACAGAATAACATATTGATAATAAAAAGGGGAAAGTCCCGTTAGTTTGTCATATCCGACAACTAAGAAAAATACTGGCATCGTTAGTAATGCAGGGCTTGACTATCGTTAATTACCGAGTGGGTGCGAGGCCCACACCTTATTTTCCTTATGGAATGTGGTTTGCAAGTAATAAGAACAAAGTGTTTTCGTATTGTTCACAACATATCTGTGAAACTCAATGCGAAGGGGGTTTTATCGGTTTTGACCTCCTGTTCTTTCCACATTTCATAAGAAAATTGATTTTTTTCTTTTTGGGGTGTATACAAATTATACAACCATATGGTAACTTTGGTAGCCCAACAATTTAAACAATTTTTTACTTTTCCGACCCCTCTAGCCAAAAATATTTATATAACATAAGGCCCGACTGATAAATAGGGCCTGAGAAGTTAAAATAACTAACATATTTGACCCCAATACTCAAAAAAACGGCAAAAAAGCCGCCTAAAGTTAAAAAAACCTACCAAAATACCCTCGGAAGTGAAAAAATGTGGTTCAATGTGATTAAGAACACCGCTAGGGACCGAGCCTATCAGTCATTTATCCGCTCCTTCATTCTTTATGATAGGGTTTCCTTAAACCCGGAACACATTGAGGCCGTGGAAGAGGGCGATGAAGTAAAAGTTAGATGGTATACTCCTAACCGGGCTTGGTATTGGGAGTTTTTTGTAGGAAGCCACAGAGATTCGGTGGACTCAACCCTCGGAACTACAATAAAAGAACACGAACCATATACCTATTTTATTACAAATGCCATGAGGGAAGAATATCCGGATAATTGGCAAGTTTTTTCCGACTTATATAGAGATAACAGAGATACAATTAAAGAAAAACTTTACAAGGAAGAAGAGGAAGTAGTAGAAGAGGAAGAAACCCGCATACCTAGAGCGGTGTTTAGACAAACAAGGGAAATTTTTATGGAATTCGCAGATACTATTGCAACAAAAATAAATGAATCACTTCCTCCTATGCAAGGGAGCGGTAGAGTTAGGAGAGTAATACGAGAACTGTTTCATTACAAGCCCACAATTATGCAAATTTCAAGAGAATTTTCAAGAAGAACAGGAAATAGACAGACCGCCATCAGATTTGAATTATTACAATCAGTTTATATGCCTTTTATAAGAAATGTTAGAAATGAACATTCTCACTTTACTTTTGAACATATTGCTAATTTATATGTCCATTTCCGTGAAGCGATGATACAAGAATTAAGAGGAACTACTCGTGAAGAAATATTTAATTCTATTCTAGACTATGATACGGAAGGTGCATACCTTATAACACTTAGAATTTGGGAAGAGGAAGAAGCGAATAGACAATTATTAATGGACAATTTACCGATTGATAGAATATTAAATTAATCGTGGGAATAAAAACAAAAAAGAAAAAAAAATTTCGCAAGTGGCAAAAAAATTCCGGGGCAATTTTTGAAAAAGGGGGTGCAATTATGGGTTGGGAAGAAATAGTTAAGGACAGCCGCCAAAGAGCAATAGACTCATACGAGACTACTAAAAAAGAGTTGGAAGACAAACTTAAAGATTTAACCTCCCATCCACAGTTTGATTTAGAAGAAACCATTGATAAAATTGACGGCTCTTTTTATATCTATGCAGACGATGATTATGTTGCTGATTTTGCTAAAATGCTATTAACGGGAGAGATTACATTTGAGTCGGGAGCCGAAAGCCCTATACTTAATTATGTTGAAAAAAGCCATGAATTGGAAATGGAATATTGGGAGGACCCCAATGTGGATTTATTGAATACGGCAACATGGCTTTTAAGTAGAACAAAAAAATTATTTTTTAGAATTATTGATGGAATTGCTTTTTTTAGGAGCATGAAGTTTTTACAAGAGGTTGCTGAAACCTTCGGAGTAAATTTAACAACCCCCCTAATAGATATTGTAAAAACAAATTCAGCATCATTTAATCATAGGGGTTTGCGTTTTTTATTACATACAGGTGGGGTGAGAATTGAAATCCTCAGTGTCCGTGTAAGTATTAACATTTGCGTGGTGGATGAAAAAAGACTTCCTATGGGAGATTTTTTCGCTTCAATGCTTGGCTTGATTGTTGCTAGACCGGAAGAATTAGGTGTGGTTAATTTCGGAATTCAACTCGGACTAATTATTTTGAGTTATAGTGGGTATGATTGGGTTGTAGCCACTCCTGAAAATATTGGTATTTTTACACCCTTTGATTCTAAAAATAACGAAAATATAGATTTCATTAATATGTTAAATCACATAGAAACCGACGACCACGACTTAGCCCCCGATGTGCTACGAGAAATAGAAGCGGCGTTAGAGGATTGTTTCGGCTCAACGAGGGGGTTCTTTTGATGTGGTGGGATATAGTAAAGTCCTCCCGTGATGAGGCCTATTCAAAGTTTTTAG